TTAAAACAATTCGAAACACAACCCTCAAATATTAGCTTTGTAAGTGCCGATGGTACTATGATTCCATTAAGTCAAATGGCTAAATCAAAAGTATTTGGTGGCGGAGCAGGTGGTGCAGGAGGTGGAACTGCAAACACTAAATTAACTGAATCACATCAATGTGTAATGTTACAAGCAATGATGGATAATGGCTTGCAAGAAGAAAGCTATTTTGATACAGAAATAATGAAAGCTGCGTACAAAAAAGTTAAGGTTGATGAAAGCGAAAAAAATATTCTTGCACTTGAAGGTGATTGGTTTACATCATCATATAACATTGCTAAGTTATTAATTAAAGAAGGTTATGTACATAAAAATCATGTCTTTCATAGAGGAAGTAAAGAGATGATTGAGATTTATAAATTAAAAACTCAAGCTTTTAAAAATATGGGATTTAGCCCGTTAAAAGATGATAAGTGGAATCCTGGTGATATATGGGCAATTGATAAATCATTTAATATTACTAAGGAACTACCAGCCGAAACAGTCAATGGATTGAATCAAGCTTTAATAAAACATTTTAATGATAAAAGATTAGTAGGTATTTCATTAAAAGGACCTGAAAAAAAATACCCACCACCAATGAAAGAATTCAACAATCAATATCCACCGGATGCTAAAGTTTTTAAATATAAAGGTGTATTATTACAAGGTGCACTAAGAGGTGATTTTTGGTCATCAAAATCTGCAACTATAAAATTTGATGGCGGTGAGATGAATTTAAAAGATAATAGCCCAGGTGAAGTAGTAAAAGCAGAAATTAAAGGTAAAAATGCTAGAGGTGGTGGTTTATCATGGGGTCCAATGTCAGATTTTATTAATAGAGAAACAAGAAAAAAAGTACCTGCATTTAAAAAAGGTATTTTATCAAAAGCCAAGAAAATAGAAAAAGGTGATCCAAGAACAACTAAATTATTCTGGGCTTTATATAATCACTTTTACAAAAATGATTCATATGAAGATTTCGTAGAAAATTTAAAGAAAAAAGATAAGTTTTGGATATCAGCAAAATTAGGTGCAATATACATTTGTTATATGATTGATAAAGTTGGTGGAAAAAAGGCCGATGCAATTGTAACACATTTCGTAAATTATGCTGGATCTAGAAGCACAGATGCATCCGTATATGTTAAGGTAGGAAAATAATGAAATCATTTACTAATTACGTACCATTACAAGAAGCAGCAAAAAATACTCATATGACTCATATAGAGGATTTAATTCTTGATGGTGGAGTTAAGGGGGCGCGCCAGGCTATCATCGCACTCAGGTCGTTGCGAGATATGTTACAAGGTAACGCGAAATCTGCAGTAGACGTTACAGTCAAGTGGGACGGCGCCCCCGCTGTATTTGCTGGATTAGATCCAAGTGATGGAAAATTCTTTGTTGCTAAAAAAGGAATATTCGCAAAAAACCCTAAAGTGTATAAGAATCATGATGATATTGATGCAGATACCTCAGGAGACCTTAACAAAAAGTTGAAATTGGCATTTGATAATTTAAAAGATCTAGGTATAAAAGATGTTATACAAGGTGACTTTATGTTTGATTCTAGTGATTTAAAAACAGAAACAATCAATGGTATTAAACACGTAGTTTTTCATCCTAACACAATTGCATATGCAATACCAACTGATAATCCATTGGCCAAGGAAATACAAAAAGCTAAAATAGGTATTGTATGGCATACAACATATAGTGGTGGAACATTCGAAACTATGCGTGCAGAGTTTGGTAGAGAAATAGTACCAAAATTAAAAAAGAGTTCTAAGGTCTGGATGCAAGATGCGACATTGCCTGATTTATCTGGTACAGCAACTTTAACTAAATCAGAAACAGATGAACTAAATAAAAATTTATCAGCTGCAGGTAAAATGTTTAAGAAAATAGCTGCAAAAACATTAAAAGAAATAGAACAAAATAAAGAACTAAATATGGTAATTAATATTTACAATAATCGCCAGGTAAGAGCAGGTCAAAGAATTAAAGATACTAAAAAACATGCTACAGGATTAGTCATGTTTGTAAATGATAGATACCAAAAAGAAATTGATAAAAGAACATCACAGGCTGGAAAAGATGTACAAATCAAAAAACGTGATGAATTATTATCATTTTTTAGTAAAAAGAACATAAAAAACTTACAAAATGTATTTGATTTACAAAATTTTGTGATAGATAGCAAATTAATTATTATAAATAAACTAAACAAACTAAGTAAAATTGGTACGTTTGTAAAAACTAAGTCCGGATTTAAGGTAACCAACCCTGAAGGTTTTGTTGCCATAGATCGTATGGAAGGTGGAGCTGTTAAACTTGTTGATAGATTAGAATTTTCTACTAACAATTTTAGCAAAGATATTATAAAAGGTTGGGATAGTCCTAACTAATATGGGAAACCGAGGATTAAATGAAATCATTTAAAGACTTTCATGACGAGAACTCTGAGTCGCCAGATTTATCTGAAGCGATGACGATGGCTCAAAGAATGAAAATGAAACAAGCATTTAAGCGTAATCGCGCTAAAATCATGTTAGGCCGTAAAAAGGCTGCAAAGAAACTCGCATCCCCAGAAAAGCTTCAACTTAGAGCTAGAAAACAAGCCAGGGAAATTATAATTAAAAAAATCTTAAAGGATAAAAGTAAAGCAAGTTTATCATTTGCTGGAAGAGAAGCTCTTGAGAAAAAAGTAGATAAGAAAAAAGCTGCTATAGCAAAAATAGCTAAAAAATTATTGCCTGGTATAAAAATTAAAGATAGAGAAAAGCTTAAAAATAAAAGCAATGCTCCTCAGGCAAAGGGATAAAGATGCAATATAAAAGTTTTAAACATTATTTAAACGAAAATGAACTTTCAAAAGAAGTCACCTTTGTATTTGGTCGTTTTAATCCACCAACAAGTGGACATGATAAATTATTTAATGCATTAAAGAAATCAGCTAGAGGTGGTGCATATCGTATATACGCCTCTAAATCAGTAGATCCTAAAAAAAATCCATTACCATTCAAAGAAAAAATTAAATTTATGCGTAAAATGTTTCCAAAACATGCACGTAATATAATGGCAGATAAAGATGTAAGAAATGTATTAGATATTGCAGTAAAGCTTTATGATCAAGGTTTTACAAAACTTAATATGGTAGCAGGCTCTGATAGAGTAAAAGAATTTGATGTATTATTAAATAAGTATAATAATAAAAAATCTAGTCATGGCTTATATAGATTTGAAAATATAAAAGTAATAAGTGCTGGTGAAAGAGATCCAGATGCTGAAGGTGTAAAAGGAATGTCAGCATCTAAAATGAGAGCAGCAGCTTCTATTGGAGACGTACAAGCATTTACTGATGGTTTAAAACCATTAGGATCAGCAGCACAAGCTCAGATAATTGACCTGTATCATGCAGTTCGATTAGGAATGGGACTAAAGAAAGAATCAACAAGACAACATGTAAAATTAGAATCAGTATCTATAGAAAGAGAAGAATATGTTAAAGGTAATTTATTTGAAAAAGGCGATACTGTACTAGTTAAAAAACTAGATCAAGAAGGTATTATATCCAAACTTGGTACTAATTTTGTAGTAGTTGAAATGGGCCAATGGAAAAGAAGATTTTGGCTTGAAGATGTAGAACTAATAAGTGAGTATCAAGAAATGGGAACTAAAAAATTATTACAAACGTATAGAAAAGCAACGCCTGGACAAGCAGAAGCAGCACAAGATCCAGACATTAAAGATAAAAAAGGAACACAACCAAAAGCATATTATGGAAAAGATGCTACTGGTAAAGAAATGTCTAAATCGACAAAATCAAAAAGAGATGCACATTTCAAAAAACAAGCTAAAAAGGATGATGATAATCCTAATGCATATAAACCTGCACCAGGTGATTCAAATGCTAAAACAAAACCATCAAAACATACTAAAAAATTCAAGCAAATGTTTGGTGAAAATTTATTATCATTCGAAGACTTTAATGTAACTGAAGGCAAATCAGATGCAGCATTAAAGAAAAAGGCAGATAAATCAGGTATGCCATTAGGTATTTTAAGACAAGTATTTAATCGTGGCGTAGCTGCTTGGAAAGGTGGCCATAGACCAGGAACAAATTCAATTCAATGGGGATTAGCAAGAGTTAATTCTTTCGTAACAAAATCAAAAGGAACATGGGGCGGGGCCGATAAAGACCTTGCTGCTAAAGTAAGGGGAAGTTAAATGAAAACATTTAAACAAATGAGAGAAGATAAAGATATCAAATTTGGATATACATTCTTTGATATGAAAGATGTAAAGAAATTTACTGGTTTGATCAAAGGATTAAA